CCGGGACGAGAGCACCATCCGCAGCCTTCCAAACGACACCATCCATTTGTTGTGCCTCGGACACAGTGCCCGGGGGAAACTGGAAGGTGCGCAGGGCATACTGCCTGACAGCACTGGTGGTACCAGCTGTCACAAACTTTGTGAAACCACGCATATTGCCGTAATTTGAGGAAGACAGAGTGCGATAACAGGTCACCGCTCCCTGCTTATTGATCTCAGCAGTGGTGTTGTTGACCTCAAAGGCCAGCCCAATGACGCGAAATTTGTCCGTTGCTGCTAGTGAAATTCCAGACAGAAGATCAAGACCCAAGAGGGCAGAATCTGCCTGGCTGTACTCAGCAGTGAAAGTCGACACCCCAGACGGGGCGCAACTGTACACAACCGGTGAGTTAGCAGGAAATGCAACAGCAGTACCAGTAGGCGCACCATTTGCGTCAGTCACATTGCAGTAAAATGTGGTGGTCGAAGTCTCAACAGTGTAGTGTTGTGTGCCGCCGGATCCATACTGGTGAAGAAAAGGCACTGCGGCGATGTGACAGTCCCAATTCTGGTTGCCAATGGATGCGGGCTTGTCAATGACAACTTGTTTGCGAACATCATACACAAGCGATCTGCCCGTGTACGAGTCCGGGGCACCCACCACTGTCAAGGTGGAATCGTGAAAAGGGTCCAACGTCATCTTGGCATAAGATATTCCATCTTGGGAACACCCTGACCGAGACATGAGATTAGCAAACGCGCCATTGAGACGGTTCATCTTGTTGGCCACTGCGGCCTCCGAGCTCTCGAACTGTTGGTTCATCTTAAAATCCCGCCACCAAGCCACGGCCGTGTGTTCGAGAAGAGCGCTCTCGGGCGTAACATATTCGCAGGTCATACACATGGCCGTCTGAATGATGAGCACCTTGTCACGTGCGGAAATTGGAGCGGACATCACACCATCATAAAACCACAGAAAATACTTATGAAATTCCGGGTGATAGTAATTGCAATGGCAAATTTGCGCTGCCCGCATCCAATACTGTTCGATTGTTTGCTTCTTGGGTTGATACGCCAAGTGCACAATGGACTTGTAGAGGTTCCAGTGTGGCTGCACTCCTTTGGGAGTGAGCACCATGGAAGCCCCCATACTGTCAAAGTCCGTGACTTTTGTGATTCGAATGGGTTTCATGACCAACCCATGTTGGGCAAAATGGTCGATGATAGCCTGTGAAGTCAAAAGACCCCCAGTCTGCACCCCAAAATCAAAATTGTCACCAGCCCCCTTCACAAAGAAATTGCGTTGGAGCTTGTACACCAAACGGAAAATGCCAATCAGCATAGAAATCGTGTTATTAGTGGTCGTGTCACCGATGCCGCTCAATTGAACAGCACCAACACAATCAACCTTATGCACTCGGCCAAAGGTGTCGTGGGTAACAAAGCGAGGCTTGAGATGCAAGTCGAGCACGGTCGGCACGAATACATCGCCTAGCAACTGTCTAACACGTAAAACATCCACCATTAAAGCAGGGTTAACGTGCCTGTCATGCGTGGACGAGTCGATACAAAAGCAATCCCAACCATCTTCCGCCAGGTTGGCCAAATGATTGGCCACCTGTGGCATGGTGTTGAGAAGGTTCTCACCCATGTAAACAAAGGTACTTTGTTTAAGGGTTTTGTTGAGAACGTGAGAAAAGAAGCGCATGAGCAAAAATTCAACCATTGGGTAGTTGAAAATAAATCTGTACTCGCCGCGCTTAATTTTCTCAACTTTTGCAGCCTCTTCTTTTATAATGGCCTCAGGGCATTGGCCCACGCGCCCCCCAATGAACGCGTGTGGAAAGAGTTGAAGTTTAGATCCATATTCATCACGATATCCAGGTCCCGGAGATGAAGAGCCCAATTCTAAAGGGCGAATTACTTCACCCCAGTCCTCAGGCAATCCACCATACACACCAGTACGCTTCAGCTGTGACACCACAAAACGCAATTCAGCATCAGTGGTTGGTGTGTCCACAGTCGAAGGAGCACTATAATCTCTTATGAGTGCTTCCGCCCCCCATTGGGGTTGGCAGATTGCGTATT